ACCATATTTAGTGTTACCTAAATAGAAGGCATTATTAGACGTTTCTAGACGTCCTGAATAATTACCTATAAAGACACTACCCTGTATGCTATTAGAGGTGTTAGAGCCAGCTAAATGGCCTATAATGACATTATTCTGAGCTACAGTAGAACCTCCACCAGCATTGTCTCCAATAAAGATATTATTTATAAGATTTGCACCCCAAGATTGACTTCTAGTTGTACCATGTGCCAACAATAAATTCTTATTTCCGAAGTACTGGAGGACTCCTTTATATAGTGAGTCAGCATTATTCTTAACCTGTATGCCAGTGAAGGCAGTTAGGTTTATGAGCTTGTTAGTCTTATCAAATGTAAATGAAGAGTCACCACCTATAGTATCATTATCATCAAACAGTACCTTAGTATTTCCTGGGAGCGTAATACTACTGCTTGGAAAAGTATTCTCCCAAGCTAATGCTCCTAATGGCAATATTTTAGTAGCGCTGTCATTCATCACAAAATGAGCAGTATTGCCAACCCTAGTTGCAGATACTAGAAAATCCTCCTTGCGCCATAATGGATTTTTATTTGCATCTAACTTCCATATATATGATGCACCAGTAGACGTATCTCCACTATAAACATAACCATTGTCTGTCTTTGTGTTTGGCCCAATAGCATTAACTGTAGTATATTTAAATTTACTAGCAGTATTATCCCATTGAAGGAATTTCAAATGCTCGCCAACACCTGGATTTCTATTCTGTCCAGATATATGTGATGTTTGTCGTATGCTTCTAAATTCCATTTATTGAGTTACAGTTATTAAGTATTGAATAAAAACTTTATCTCCAGCTTTCAGGTTATAATATGTATGCCAATAAAGAGTACTTCCTACTATGTGACAACCCTCTTCAGTTGGTTGTGTCAGATGTATTGGATCGTTATCATTAACTGTAACTCTTGTTGCCTCTGGGTCTACTTGAGATAGACTAAATGGCAATGTTAGGGCGTTAACGTCGTCATATAAGACTGTAATGGTAACTGCTCTCCAATCCTGGAATTGATTATTATATACAACAACGATTGGTGGAGTTGTTGTCTCTTCATCCTTATCTGCATCAACAAATGTATAGACAGTATCTCTTAACTCATAATTTATATACTCACGCATAGATGAAGTCATTTTACCAAAATCATCTTCTGATATAAGAGTATCTCCTATATATAATTCGCCATCAACTAAATCAATTGACTTTATTGCGTTACTTATAAAATGGAGACAATTTAAATCTTTATACCAAGTAATATACTCATCGCTACCAATGGATATAAAGTTAGCAACCTTATCCCAATAGTATAAGTATATCCTTTTGCAAAGATCAAATTCTGAGTTTAATATAGACTGTGTAATCATATTATATCTTTAAAAGCATCTTTTGCAAAGATACTAATCTTTTCATAAACTTTATACCCCTAGAATTGATGTTTGTAGTATCTAAATATTGCAACCCCTGTAGCCACGTAGAAAGCAAACAATAACGTTCAGCATTATATTTTATGTCTTCTGGTGAGTGTAGAGAGTTAATCTCACTAAATACAGCATATTTTATATTGGCCCAAACACCAAATCCTGCATAATTGCTAGAGTTGGCTCCTGAGTTTGTGGTTATATTAATTGTCCACCATCCATCATCAAGATAAGTGATGCCATTAAGATTCTTAAAGACAACATCAACTTCACCAGTTTCTACAAATAATAACTCTTCAGCTGAAGATAACCGATAAGACGACACTGGAGATGTTAAACTGGTACCATATAGATTTACTATGATATTAGTAAGCGATGATGGTGATCCACCAACTAGACCCCAATCAGTTTTGTCTTGAATAGTAACACCTGTCTGTTTACTATTTGAACTACAAAATATTATTAAATCACTCATGGTTATGTTTATTATGTTTTGGGAATCGCTCCTCAATTATTGTCCCTAATCTTGCTATATCTAAATTCATTGTATTAACAAGTGCAGTTAAGCCATCAACCTGAACGCCTATCGAGTGGGTGTGATTTTGAGCTAAAGATATAGATGTATCTATACGTTTACCTAACTCCATAAAACGCCTATCAGACTCTTCATTTTTACTTCTAACTTGTTCTGCTAAGACTAAAGCCTTGGTTTCTAGCTCTTTCTGAGCCAAAATTGTAGCTTTGTTTTCAATATCCTTTTCAGATTTAATTTGTTGTTCTTTTAAATCTTCATGAGGTTTATTTGAATTTTTAAAAACTGTGTATAAAACACTAATCAATCCAATGACAAACATTATGTCACCAGAATACTGTGAGAGAAAGTTCATAGTTTACATTTTAATTGTTATTTTAAACTGGAGGGTTTTGAAGTAATTCTGTAATTTTTTTAAGTTCCTCTAATATTAGTAAACTTAATTCATACTGCCTCTTTGCTGCTGCTGTTATTTCTGACATATTTTTAGTTTTTAGATGTTTGTGGTTTACTTCTTTGTATAGATTCTACTGCTAAGTTATGACGACCCTTTTCGTTTAAGTCCTTCATTTTTAGATCAAAGTCTTGCTGAATCTTTTCTTTTTGTATTTGTATCTTCTCGTATTCTGAAGTATCATCTTCTTCTGGTGGCATTTGCTGCCCAATAAGAGCTACCTGAATTTTAGTGTCATTATCTCTTTGATTTCTAAGATCCTCAATCTGCATCTTCATTTGCTCCATTCTTTCATTGGAAGCAATCTGTGCTTGCATTTGTTGCTGTTGCTGTTTAGCTTCTTCTTGTTTATTCTGTTGCATTGATACCTCATCCTTCTCGATTCTTCTCATTACAGAAGTCAACGATGAATCAGTAAATATCTTCATTACTGTAGAGAATGAAATCATCTGATTTTGCAACCCAGCATGTGCAAGTTGTTCTAGTTTTTGTTTAAGTTCAACATCTGCCATATCATTATCGACAATAATGTCATAGTCCATTTCTGCGAACTCATCACCATCAACATCAAGCATTGTCATCACTCTGTCGTCGGTAATATACTGCAATTTCTTATTACGTCCTTTTAGGGCAATTTTAGCCGTTTCTAGCAACGCAGTTAAACAACGCTTACGTACATTATCATGTATCATAAAAAGCTCTTCAGTGACGTGTGAGCTACTTGAAATGGCACGTTCTACACCACCAACAGTTTCTCTATTGTCAACCTGTCCTTGACGTTGTTTTGACACCCCAGATATTTCAAACATCTCTTCTTTAAGATAGTCTAATAACTGGATATATAAGTTAATTGAATTGCCAACTTCTAGGTCTAATGGTCTACCCGATGTATTAAAGTTACCAGCAATTTTACCAGTAGCTGCACCCTTGGTACCCTCTTTAAAACTATCTACAACACTAATGTTATCCTGCTCGATAAAATACAACCATTTCTGGTAATCCCATCCTGCTGGCATTCTAGCTTTATCTAACTCCAGAATCTTGCCATAATTCTTCGCAATAGTCTTAGTTAGTCTATCCTTAACTGCATCAAACATATACTGATAAGGTTTCATCCTGTCAACAAGTGATATTGGCTTGGCTTGATTAGTATTATATACCTGACCAATAATCCCAGCGTGACATTGAGATGGGTTATTTAAACGCATGTATTGAATGGTTTTAGGACGCATATTGATATATACTTCCTTGCCAATCTTGGTGCCTTCCCATATCTCATTGATCCACAACTTCTCAGACTCTTCTCCAATAAATGGGTCTATTCTATATGACTCATCTTTAAATGAGAACATCTCTTCGCCAGTCTGTTGGTCAAAGGATTTTATTTTTTGAACTAATCTTTTTGATTTCCAGTAACATCTTAAAACTCTAATATTACCCATATTATCTACATATGATGAGTTTGGTAGACCAGCAAAATTATTGCCCATCCACACAAATGTGTCAACAGAATTCTCTAGATTGTCGTCGGTAATTAATGGTGAGTATAAGAATGAGTTTCTTTCGTCAATATTACCCATCTCATCTGTCTGGACTAAGTTTGCATTGCTTATGTCCTCAATGTATTCTACATCCTTATCCTTAAGTTCATTGTAGTATACATCTATAATCTTACTGGGAGCCCAGTAATCATCAAGTATAATAATATCTGCATCTTCTATTTTGGAAGAGTAGCCACTTCTTAAGGTATAGACCTTACGTGGATTTAAGCACTCCATCACTGGCTCTCCACTTCTGATATCAAATTGATAGATTTCTTCAGATGCAATAAGTACATCCTTAAATCCTTGATTCATTTTAACATCAAACTCTAACTCCTTGATATAATGTTTCAATAACCAGTTGGCTCTCTTTTCTCTAAGATCTTGCCAGTTAAATGAAAAATATTGCTGTACTTCTTCAGTTTTTTGTTTTGCTTCTTCGTCAGAAAGCTTCTCATCTGTAATAATTTGCATTATTCTATCCTGAGCCTCCTTGACCTTCCCTTCCTCTACGGATGATATAGCATCTTCATTACAAATCTTACAAATATAATCATGTCTCCTGCGACTTTCTTCGC